CAAAGTAATCGGCTCGGGCCCAGCAGGTCTGCCGGTACTGCGTCAGATTCTTAGCATTGCTGCAACCGTGCTTGGCTCAAAGATCATCGTGATGGGTGGCCGTCCGTCAAGCCTTGAGATTGGTGGCGCGTTGTATCCGTGCTATGACCTTGATTGCGCTATCCAAGCCCAGACTTCGTAATCCACAACTAAGCAACACAAATCATCTACTATCAGAACATAACCTAAGGAGCATTTATGGCCAGTAGCACTTACCTCTCGAACCCAGTCCTCACAATTAACAGCGTTGATCTAACCGACATGTGCAGCGCAGCAACATTGACTTATCTGGTTGAAGCGCTTGAAGACACCGCGTTCGGCACCAACTCACGCAGTTACACCGCTGGCCTTGTCAACAACGAAGTGACCTTGACGATGTACGCGTCGTTTGCAGCAACCGAAACTTACGCAACGTTGTTCCCATTGGTTGGCACTAAGACCAACATCACCTTGACCCCAGCGTCAGGTGCAGAGTCAGCAACTAACCCAAAGTTTATTTTGACTGGTTGCTACCTTGAGTCGTTGCCAGTTATTAACGCATCTCTTGGCGAGTTGTCAACCTATGACCTTACGTTCATGGGTGGCGCGTTGACAATTGACACCACCGCATAAATAACGGCTCCAAGCCGACATAGGAGAAACATGAAGATCAAGTTGCAGTTAAAGCGCACGCCCGACAGCGCACCCGAGTACTACTACACAAACCTGTTTGTGGTTACTGAATGGGAACGCCTTGAGCGTCGCAACATTCAACAGCTCTCCGCAAACCCGTTGTACTCGGATTACGCCTGCTGGATGCACACGATCTTAAAGATTAAAGGCGAACAAGTTGGCGACAACTGGCGCGAATGGCTAAGCAAAAACCCTGACATCGACATCTTGCCGGTACTGGACGAGACAGACCCAAACCCTACGGACGCGGCACCTACCGCCGCCAACTAGCAGAGATATTGGTCGCGGTCGGTTGGTGGCCTAGCGACATTGCGTTTGACTCACGGGACTTAACAACGGTCATTAAAGTGCTTAACGAGGCAAACAAAAAACGGAGATAACGTGGCGGAAGTATCGGCAAGGATTGAGGTCGTCGGTCTTAAGGATGCTTTAAAGACCCTCAACAAGATTGACAAATCTTTGCGCCGAGAAATTACCAAGGACTACAAGAAAATCGTCCAGCCTGTTATTGACGATGCAAACAAACTTGTGCCTACTGGCGTCCCGCTGTCTGGTATGGCGCGCAACTGGCAAACCAAGTCTGGGTTCCAGATCTTGCCGTGGATACCTGGCATGAAACAAAAGATCGCTGCCAAGATCAATACTCGAGCGATAAAGGAATACAACGGGAACACGACCAATGTGGGCACGTTTGCCATTCAATGGAAAGGCGCAACTGGCACAATGTTTGACACGTCCATGTCTGGGTCTTTAGGGCGCGCGCTAACTGCACGCTATGGCAGTCGTTCGCGAGTAATGTGGAAAGCATACGAGCAACGCCAAAACGATGTCATGTCCGAGATGGAGCAACTGGTCAAGCGCGTCATGGATGAAGCAAACAGAGGAACCCAGTAATGGCAATCAATATCCCGATCATCAGCGAGTTTGACGGCAAGGGCGTATCTAAGGCCATCAAGCAATTTAAGCAACTTGAGACCACAGGTGAGAAAGCCCAGTTCGCAATCAAGAAGGCTGCCGTCCCTGCAGCTGCTGCGCTTGCAGGTCTTGCTGCCGCACTTGGTAGCGCTACACAAGCTGCCATGGAAGATCAGCAAGAACAGGCTTCACTCGCATTAACTCTGCAGAATGTGACTGGCGCTGGCGCTAAACAGACGGCGCAAATTGAAGATCAGATCACGGCTATGAGTCGAGCGTCCGGCATTGCTGATACCCAATATCGCAAGTCTTTAGAAGCACTTGTGCGCGGCACCAAAGACGTTGATCTTGCCATGAAGGACATGAACCTTGTCATGGACATCAGCACAGCGCTTCAAATGGACAGCACCACGGTTGCTGACGCATTAGCCAAGGCATATCAAGGCAATTTTAAAGCTCTTCGAACCTTGTCGCCAGAAATGGCAACCATGATTAAAGAAGGCGCAACCCTTGACGAAGTAATGAACGTGCTCGGTGGAACCTTTGGCGGCGCGGTAGCAAAAAACGCAGAAACCGCTGCAGGCAAAATGGCGATCTTTAAAAACTCTATTGCAGAAACAAAAGAAGGAATTGGTGCAGCGCTCTTGCCAGCCATGGAAGCGGTCTTGCCATACATGCAAAAGTTCGCCGACTGGGCACAAAACAACCCAGAAGTGTTCACTCGCATCGCACTAACCATTGGCGGAATAGCAGCCGCAATAGTTGCTTTAAACATTGCTTTGGCAACTAACCCATTTATTTTGGCAACCGCAGCCGTTATTGGTTTAGCAATAGCATTCAACAAACTCGTAGATGCAATGAGCGCCATTAACAGCATCGGTGGTCTTGCAGCCAAAATCCTTGGTGGACTTGCAATGCCGGTAATTGGCAACGTGGCAAACATTATTGGTGGATTGCCTGACCTAGCAAAATTGCTTCCTAGCGCCCCAAAACCTGCACCATCTATGCCAAACATTCCACGCATGGCCGAGGGTGGAATTGTTAATTCCCCCACTCTTGCCCTGATCGGTGAGGCAGGCCCAGAAGCCGTGGTGCCGTTAGATCGCATAAATACTGGCGGGGGAGTGACCGTCAATGTCACAGGCGGGCTCTCGACTAGCGCCGAAATTGGTCAAGCCGTTGTTAACGCGTTGCGCGCCTATTCACGGAGTGCAGGGCCGTTGGCTCTGAACATTGCCTAATGCCGGGCACAGCAGTCGTTGACTCAGGGAACTATGACCTGCAGATCGCCACAGGCTTTATTCAGGACGGGTTCACACTTGACTCAGCAACCAAAGGTCTTTTAGATAACACGCAGTACGTGCTGGACGGTACAACCGAGTTCGCCAGCGTCATGGACTCGACTACCAGCATCACGGCAAAGCGCGGCAGACGCGACATTGGCGACACGTTTAGCGCTGGCACGATGACATTCACCATTCAAGACGTTGACGGAATCTTTAACCCGTTTGACGAAAACAGCCCGTATTACGACACCGCCGAAGCAAAGCCTGGTCTTGCCCCAATGCGTCAGGTGAAGTTGATTCGATACAGCTCTACCAATGTTGCCGAGTTGCTGTACTCGGGCTATGTCGTCAACTACGACTACAACTTTGCGCTTGGCGGTCTTGACACCGTGACGGTCTATTGCGCTGACCAGTTCTATTTGCTGTCACAAACCTATTTGGATGAGTTCAACCCATCAGCACAACTATCAGGTGCGCGCATTGAAACGGTGCTTGATTTGCCAGAAGTTGACTTCCCGTTGCTTGCGCGAAACATTGCAACTGGCACCGTCAACCTCGGCCATGACGCTTCTTACACCGTGCCGGCAGGAACTAACGTGCTGCAATACATTGCGCAGATCAACGACACCGCCGAGTTTGGTCGCCTGTTTATGTCCCGTGATGGCGTGCTCACATTCCAAGACCGCATTGGAAACACGCTGTCTGCATCTGTGGCCGATTTCCACGATGACGGCACCAATTACAAGTACAACGGCGTGGGCATCTCATTTGAAGCGGATTCCGTGGTCAATAGAGCGGTCGTAACAGGTTTAGACGGTAAGACGGCAACAGCCACCGATGCAGGCTCAATTGCTACGTACTTTATCCAGACAAACAGCATTACAAACAGCCTGCTACACGTGCAGGGAGAAATTGACACCGCCGCGTCTTACTTGCTTAACCCTGAACCCGAGGCTAGATATACGTCTGTAGAAACGGCATTCTTGATGCTGACCACCGCCCAAAAAGACACTTTGGCAACCCTTGAAATAGGCGACACGATTACCGTAGAAAAGACCTTCCCAAGCGGTGCCGGCACAACCCAGTTGGCTCAAGAGCTGTCAGTTGAAGGCATTGAGCATTATTTGGACTTCAGCACAGGCCACAGGGTCATGTACTCAACCGCGCCGACCACGATTGTTTATGAGTTGATCTTGGATAACGCGGTGTATGGCACACTCGACGCAGAGAATGTTTTAGGATAAGGAGCACTTATGGGAGCAAACGCACAAATTGAGGTTCCAGCCTTTACCGCTGGACAGATTCTTACAGCTGCGGAGATGACGCAGATCAACACAGGCATACCAGTCTTTGCAACGACGGTTACACGTGACGCGGCGTTTGGTGGTGCAGGTGAAAAGGTGCTTGCCGAAGGCCAGTTTGCTTACATTGAAGCAACCAACACGACCCAGTATTACGACGGCGCAGCATGGCAGTCGGTGGGTGTAGCACCCGGCATCGTGCGTGTTGGTGGTGGTACATTGTCAGGTACAAGCACAACATTCAGCAGCGTATTTTCTGCTACTTATGACGCTTACAAAGTGGTGCTGACTAATTTGTTGTCTAGTAACCACACCTATTTTCAAATTGGTTCAGCAACTTCGGCTTATTATTCCTGCGGCGCAACAGTCTTATATTCTGCTGGAACATTTAGAGGAGAAACAGGGTCAAACGCAGCACAATTCAACAGGTTGGGGTATTCGGCAGGCACAAACTATTTCGGTGCAACCATTGAAATACAAAACCCGTTTTTGTCGGTGCAGACAGCAGCACAATGGTCGTTTATTGGAACTAATACTGGCGACGGAAGCGCAATGATGTCAGGCTTTTTAGATACCACAGCGTCCTATACCAGTATAAAAATTGGTGCACTTTCAGGCAACTTGACAGGCACTTGCAACATTTACGGATACGTACTTAGTTAGGGCATGACATGACAACACCACAAATACGCATTATTGACGGTGACACCGTGATCGACCGCGACATGAACGCAGACGAACTAGCCGCATATAAAGCCATGCAAGCCGAAGCCAAAGCGCAAGCAAAAGCCGACGCAGAACGCGCAAAACTTCGAACCGAAACACTTGCAAAACTTGGACTTACCGCTGACGAAGTAACCGCGCTCCTGTCGTAATGAGATGGCGTTACCTCATCGGCTACGTTGCGCTTATCGCAGTCGTTTTGTGGGGTTGCGCTGGATGTGGTTATGACGGCTCATATCGCTACCCATGCCAAGACCCAGCCAACTGGCAGAAACCTAAATGCGAACCACCGATCTGCAACCCATCTGGCACATGCACACGGGATTTGATTTATGAGACCACGCCTTAAGCCCGAGGAGCTACACGCTCGACTAATCGTTGTTGTCGGCATCATCCTTGCCAGCGTGTTTGCTATCACCGTGCTTGGATTTGTCTATGCGCTCATGTTTGTAACCCAACCGATCGGTCATCAAAGCCCAAACGACTCCGCATTTATAGACCTGCTATCAACCTTGACCGTCTTTATGACCGGCACGTTGTCAGGTTTAGTGGCCTCAAACGGACTAAAGTCAAAAGCGAAAGAAGGAGCCAAAGATGTTGAAGCCTAAAGACAAAGCCCTACTCGCCTCATACGGTCGCTCGGTCATCGCAGCGGTCATCGCGGTTTACTCAACAGGCAACACAGACCCAGCCGATCTAGGCAAAGCAGCGCTCGCCGCGCTTGTGCCAGTTCTCATCCGATATGTGAACCCTAAAGACCTGGCATTTGGTCGTGGCAATAGCCAAAGCTAAAGCAGGCGTGCCTAACGCACGCGATTACATAGGCAACGCGGACGGTGCATCATTAGCGCCACGTGCCGGCATGAACGAGTGGATAAAACAAGCAATTGCAGCGTCTGATAATGCGCTTTGGAATAACGGGTCTTGGGGTCAACGTGACATGCGCGGAAAGCCAGGTTCATTGTCGGTGCACGCAACTGGCAGAGCTGTTGATCTGTCGTATCGCAAAAGCGAAAAGAACCCAAAAGCAGGCCGCAAAGAAGCGCTGGTTTTTATTGACAAACTGGTTGCTAATGCCAACGACATTGGTTTGCAATGTATTTTGGATTACTTCCCAGAGCCGCAGGGTCGAGCATGGCGTTGTGATCGGTACGCATGGCAGAAGTATGACAAGCCAACAATCCACGGTGCACCAGGTGGCGATTGGTTCCACATTGAGATCACACCACAGGCCGCCGACTCAGTAATCTGGGTTAAAGCCGCATTCTTAAAGGTGTTCGGGGAAATCCCACCCAAGGCTTGACCTATCCCCTAAGGTCGAATTACCGACAAAAGGACAGGCGATGACTGAACCACAGATATTTGACTACAGCGTCTATATAGGCGTGATGGATAACGGTCAAGAGATTCTGGTGCAAATCTTCACAGACCCCGACTCGGGAAAATACTTACAAGGACAAATCGCATTCAGATCGCACGCTTCATCATGGGGCGTGCCCATACCTTTGGAGAAAAGATGAACTATTTAGCAGAGAAAATCATTGGGCTAGTGCTTTGTACGGTCTTTGGGGTTACGGCGCTCACAGGGGCTCCTAACGCGTCTAGCAACCCATCTGGCATCATCGCCTTGGCACCGATAAGCGTCCAGCCGTACCTGATTGAGCCAACTACGACCACCAGCTCAACGATCTACATTGACCCGTACACGTCGGCGTGCGAGCAGTTCAGCGCGCTTGCCGTCAACATGGGTTGGCCTGCAGATCAACGCACGGTGCTGGAATCAATTATGAAGCGCGAGTCAAATTGCACGCCTAACGCAGTCAACTCCAAAGACCCATTTGGGGGCAGTTACGGATTGCTGCAAATTAACTGGGGCGGCTGGCAAAAATGGCTGAATGCAAAAGGTCTTATTACCGACAAACAAAGTCTGTTAGACCCAGTTATTAACTTGCGCGCAGGTTTAGAAATATACAACTACGGGGTCGAGCGCTACGGCTTCGGCTGGGGGCCATGGAGCGTCAAATGAGCGAAGGTGTGGCATGGAATCAAGGCGAACTATCAGAAGAAACCCGACGAATGGTATTGGAACAAATGATGACAACTAAACACGACATGGCAATCTTTGATTTGATTAACGAAATTGCAAACGTAAGCACTAACCCGCACGCAAGCATTATCCAGCGTCTTAAAGGCATGAAGAACTCGTTGTCATTAGAAGACCCGATGCCATTACATGATGTGACTACACTCGACTTAGCAATCAAAGCGCTACAAGCACATTCCTAACCGACAAGGAGATTCCGACATGAAAACCTGCACGATCTGCAAAGAACAAATTGCCTACCCTGAAATAACAGGCAAAACACACTTCGTTTGTGATGGCCGTGTACCGGCACGAAAGAACGCACCATTCATTGAAGGCATGCTGGCATCACAATCGTCTGCTGATGCGCGATGGACAAAACCTGAACAAAACCAAGTTGACGCTGCAATCTTGCACGTTGCGCGAACTAAAGGCTTCTTCACATCTGACGACATCTGGAAACATTTAGGCGACAAGTTCCCTGTCACCAAAGGCATCGCAGGTCGTCTGAATGCAGCTGCGCGTCGTGGCATTATCCGCAACACAGGCGAACTGGCATATGCCCAGCGCGGTGGACAACATGACCATGCACAACGTCTAAGCGTGTGGGCTGGCATCTGATGGGCTTTGACCTCAGCAACTACGAAACAGTCGAGCAACGCCTAGTCCGATGGTGGGCTGCATATCCGAACGGGCGCGTCTACACCTGCATGATGAACTACACAGGCGACGCGTGCGTGTTCTATGCAGAGCTGTACGCCGACAAAGAAGACAAAGTGCCAGTCGCTACGGGCTACGCAGAAGAAGTAAAAAGCGACCGCGGTGTCAACGCTACGTCATTTGTAGAAAACTGTGAGACCAGCGCCATCGGTCGCGCTATTGCCAACTGCCCACTTCAAGCACCTGCGAGTGGCCCCAGACCGTCACGCAACGAGATGCAAAAAGTGGAGCGCCTAACCACATCACCACAACCGCAAGTGCACACACCCTCTGGCGCATTTGCTACACCCAAGCAGATTGGCTACATCAAGAAACTGGCTAAAGATGCAGCGCTTGATGATCTTGGCTTATTGGAATTAATCCAGCGCGAACTGAACAGCGATGAAGCCGTGTTAGAGCTGTTGAAATCGCATGAAGCATCCAAGATCATTGAGGTGCTCAAGTGAGTTATGTGGCATTCAACATCATCGGGATAGTGATGGGTGTTTGGGCAACCGTGCTTGTAGTGATGTGGCAAAACAAAAAATGAAACTTGACGCCAAGATCAGCGAAGCCGATTTTAAGGACATGGTGATTAGCGTTGCCAAGCGTTACGGCTGGTTAGTGCATCACGATCTGCCGGCACAGAACAGTCGAGGACGCTGGATGACTAACGTGCAAGGCGATGCAGGATTCCCTGATCTGTTCATGGTGCATCCATTCCAAGGCGGTCGGCCGTTGG